TGGACATGACGCCGATGCGCGTCGCGGACATGAGGTCGTCCCGGACCTTCACCAGCATGTTGTCCTTGCGGTGGTAGTTGCGGAACTCGTCCCACCATTGGGAGAGGTGGGCCGCGACCTTGAACTTGCCGTTTTCGATCCTCGAACAAAGTTCGAGAATGCCGGCCTCGGTCGAGTAGCCGCCATCGGCGAAGGTGGCATGGGTCGGCAGCATCCGAAGGCCCTCTTTCTTGTAGTAGCTGGCCAGGGTCTCGCCTGAGCCCTTGTCGCGGGCATTGCCGTCATGGGGCCAGGCCACGGGCACACCCGCCGCAATCGCCTTCATGGCCGCCGCGTGGTTGATCGGCATACCCCCACTCATGCGGAGGGCCTGATGGACGTGAATGACGTCATTATCGAGGTCATGCAGGAGTAGGACGGCCGCGAAGGGGTGTCCGATACCGAAGTCCGTCGCCCATATCTTGGCCCAGTGTGGCGGGACGCGGTCGCTGGGGATCGCGGCTTCCATCAGGACATCGTCGGCGTAGGGGAACACCCGGCCGGACCCCATGCTTGGAATGCCGTATGCGCGTGCGTCGCGCTCGTGTGGGGGATACCGGGCCAGGATCATCGGAATGTCCGCCGGGTCGATATGTCCCGCATCGCCTAGACCCATGCGGACCTCTGCCCTGGACGGGTCGGCTTCGTCCTCAAACCGCATGACCAGTTCGGTGCGGCCGTTCAGCGGGGAAAACGTGGTGAGCACCATTCCCTTGGTCGCCGTGGTCCGGGTCAGGCACTCCGAATAGACGTCTGACGGGGGCTCCTCGTCGAGCCATATCAGGTCGACCGGCTCGCCTTGGAACTTCGGGCGGCCTTGCTCATAGGATTTGAACGTGAGCGTTGAGACCCCGTCGACCTTGCCGGCCCGGTCGTGGTGGAAGACCTGGATCGTATCAAAAGCGTCTGAGACCCCACGAGACGTTGTCGGCTTGTCAGCGAAGCAAGCCCGCGGGATCAGGCCAGTGCCTAGGCTGCCCTCGACGCCGGGCGCGCCGCAGAGCTTGGTCTGGAGAATGTCGCGCACGGCCAGGGAGCTTTCGCCCGCCGCCCATGCCCGTATAGGCCGGCTCCAGCGCCGTCCGATGTAGTCCGGCGGATATAGGCCAGTGAGGTGCATGGCGGTCTCAGCGCCGCCGCCATGGGTCTTCCCAAGCTGATTGCCGGCGATCAGGAGCCGTTCAATCATCGTCGTGCCTAGCCCGATGAATTGGGCCTGTTTCCGGTAGGGGCGGAAGTAGGCAAGCTCGTTGTGCCGGCGGCGCTCAGCCGCCCGCTTCAGCCCGGCATGGACGGCAATCAGGTTCGGGGCGGCGGTCATGCCGGCGTGTCCATGACGTAGGAGCCCAGCGCCTCGGCGAGGGTCTTTTTGGCCCTGGCGTGTAGATCGGGGCTGGTCGTCTCGAAATCGTCCGACACCTGCCGGGTGATCCGCTCCAGTTCGAAGCTGGACAGGCGGTGAAAGCCATCGGTCCCGGACAGGGCCGCGAGCGGGTGGCCCTTGGGGAACCGGGCAAGCTGGAGGGTCGACCGCAACAGGTGACGGGCGGCGGCCCTCACGTCGGCGCGTGGGTTGGTCAGTATTTCGGCCAGCCGGTCGACAAGGTCCGACTGGTCTCCTGCCGATATCGGCATGGGTACAGGGTCAGGGCGTCGGACTAGGCCAAGGTCATATGCTGCTGAGTGCATGGGGGTCTCCGGGCCGGCCCTACCAGGCCCCGCGACGAAGCGGAGCCCGGTGAGGGTGGTCAGATTGAACCGAAGTCGGTTGGGCCATACTCGCTGTCCGCGAGCCGCCGTTCGAAGTTGTCCAGGAGTAGCCGGGCGGCCTCGGTGGTGAGACCGTTCGGGCCGATGACCCCGCTGTTGAACAACGCGACGACGTCCTTCTGAAGCGAGGCGTTCGCGGCGGTGACGTCGGTCGAGACGGTCGTCACCTTGCCGGTCAGAGCCGTGATCGCCGCCGCAAGGGCCGTGTAGGCCGCTGCCAGGGTCGTATAGGCGGCGTTCGCGGCGTTGACGTGCGCCTGGGTCGGGCTCGCGCCATCGGCCACAAGCGTAGCGAGGGCGGAGGCGAAGGCGGCGGCGTCGGTGACATAGGTCGCCGCGTCGGTGGTCACTGTGCCGGCGTCGGTGACGAGGACGCCGGTATCGGTGACGAGGGTCGACAGGTTGACGGTGCCGACCGTGATATTTTCAGGGTACGGGTCCGAGCCCTGGTTGAGGGCGTAGGAGATATAGTTGTCCGAGGACATTGGTAGTTCCTTTCGTGTTGCCGGGAGGACCGTCCGGGCGCGGTAAACGGGTACTGGGTTTAGTGGCGGGCGAAGCTGGCCAGGGTGGTTGAGCCGGCGACCGCCTTGCGGACGTCGGCGAAATTCGAGGCGTTGGCCAGTTGAAGAACGACGCTGGCTGATCTCAACGCGCCGCTGGCGTTCAGGGCCTCCAGGAAGGCCGTAGGGGCTTTGCGTAGGGTGGCACTGGCGGCCTCCACGGCGGTCTTGGCGGCTTCGGGCGAACCCAGGGCGATGGTCAGTTGCCGGTCTTGGGTGGCCTGGTAGTTCTCGCGCTGATCGGGGGTCATGGCCCGATAGGCTTGCGACGCCTCCACCAGGTCTTGAACCAGGGAAGGCCCGGCGAGGGCCGGAACCTCCATGGCGACCAGGGCGGCCTTGGCCTCTGCATCGAAGGCTTGAAGCTGGCCGGGGGCGAGGCTCCGGGAGAACTCCAGGGGGTACACGATTGGCCCATATTCCGCGGCGCTGACGGGAGCACCAAGGCCGCCACGATCCAGGAGCTTCTGATCGCTGTTCCGGGGGTCGACGACGGTCTCCAGGAGCGACTTGGCCTCTTCCGGGGTATAGCCGTTCCCTCTGAGGGCTTGGGCCAGACGGTCGTCAGTCAGGGCGGGGTCATGCTTCCGAAGCTCGGCGATCATGGCCTTAGCCGCGTCGGGCGTGATCGTGTGACCGGCGCTGATCGGGGTATCGGTCTTCGCTGGCGCGGCCGTGGGGACGGCGGACGAAGCACCCGTAATGGCCTGATCGAAGGCGGCCGGATTGCCCCCGTACCGGACCCAATCGGCCTTGTCGGCCGCAAGCTGGGCTGGGTTTCGGCCAAGGGCGCGGCCAGGGTCAGCGGCGGGGGGTGGTGCGGCCGGATCGACGGCGGGTGGGGTTCCGGGGAGGTCGTCTGACATGATGTTCAGTATCCTTCTGGGTTGAGATCGGGGCGGGAGACGTCGAAGGCTCCCGGATTGTCGGCGGGGATCGTGCTGACGACGCCGCAGCGGGCGCATGTGCGCCATCCGAAGGGGTCGGGCCCTCCGTACTGGTGGGAACCCCCTAGGCAGGCCGCCGCGGCTTGCTGGGCGCTGTTGTCGGGAGAGAAGCCGGGGGCCGCTGGCGTGGCCGCCTTGGGTTCCGGCGGCTGATATGTGGCCTGGATACGCTGCAGCGCCCCGGTCAGGTCCGGGTCGTCCAGGTCAAGGTCGGCGATCTGGCCCTCCGCCCATAGGAACTTGTCAGACCACAGGGCGTCGGTCGGAACGTCTCGCATGGCTGTGGCCAGGAGACGGCGACGGCATATCGCGTCATCTGGATCACGGGCGGGGAAGGCCGGCCCGGCGTAGCCAAGGGCAAGCGCACGGGCGCGGATGGCGTCGAGCATGGCGAGGCGCTGGGTATGGCCGGGCGCAACCCCGACCTTGTCCTGACCCACGCTGCACAACGCCACGTCTTTGAAACGGAAAAGTTTGAGGGCCAGACCCCCGGCAAACGTCTCAATGTCGGCGAGGTCTTCCTTGCTGAAATCAGTCATCGAAGTTGTCCACTTCGACGGGCTCAAACTCTGCGTCGATGGGCGCGGGCAACGCGGCGAGGGCTTCGGCGCTGAGCGGGCGGCCAAGCATCCGCTCAAGGTCGGCCTGCAATTGCTCGTTGGTCAGTTCGACGTGCAGGACGTGGTCGTGTGCGACTTCGATACGCTGGGCCGCCGCCATCCCGGCGCGGTCCAGGAGCCCGGATGCGGCCTTTAGGCGGGTCTCCGGCTTGATCGTCTTGTCGCGTGCCAGCCCTTCCACGATCTTCAGCATCTTCGGGGCGCTATCGAGCATCCGCGTCGACATTTCCGCGCGCATGGCGGCGGCGACCTCGGGGAGGGCCTGCCATCGGCTGGCGATGACGCGCTGGCCGCCCCGACTATCGGACGGCGACCCGGCGGCCACGACCGCGTCAGGCCCATTCAATCCGAAAACCACCCGGGCAAGCACAAACGCCCGAAGGTTCGGCTTCAGGGCCTGCATTTCCGGGCCCCACTGGGCGTCGGGGATGGCCTTCACCTGTAGGAGAAGGTCCCGGCCGGGTATGATTGGCGGGCGGCTCACCGGACTAGGCTTCTCGCGTCCAGTCTGCTTCGACTGCGGCTCGCCGATCTCTCAGAGCTTTGGCCCTGGAGAGGTCCGACACGACGGCTTCAGCGATGAAGTCCAGGCGGGTGGCGAGCGGCTGGAGATCGGCGACGTTGCCGTGAAGTCGCAACCCGTCCTTTGATCCGGGCGGCGTGACGGCCAGGGACGCGCCGATCCGGGTAAGCTCCTGGGCCACGAGATCGGTTGCCGATGGCAAGCCCCCGATCAGATCACCGCGAAGGCGGGGGTTCTCAGAAATCAGTTTCCGCGCGACGTCTCCGGTCGATAGCAGCGCCGTCCAGCCCTTCACGTATTGCTCCAGGCTGGCGGTCACGCGGTCCGCCGCTGTCTGGAGGTCTTGGACGGCCTTCAGACACCCGGCGTCGGCGGCGTCGAGGGCGTCACGCTCCAGCCGCGACCGTTGGGATTGCTCGGCAGACAGGATGGCCGCCAGGGCCTCCTGGAGCCGTGCTGTGGCGGCCGTGGCCTCTGCATGGGCCTTGGCGGCCTGCTTCTCTTCCGGGCTGCCCTCCAGACCCGCGAGGACGGCGGCGGCTGTGGTGCGCTTGTGGTGGGAAGCTGCTTCCGCCTCGGCCTGGATAGCGGCGGCCAAGCGAGCTTGAACGTCGGCACTGTTAAGCGCCATGGGGGTCTCCTTTTTGGGGGTTGCCGTGGATTGCGGCCAGTTCGGCCAGTGCGGCCTTCACGTCGGAATTATTGGCGACCTGGCCGCCGATGTTGCGCAGCCGGTCGGGAAGGGTGGCGTCGTAGCCGGCGAACTCGGCGGCCCGGCGGTTCGACAGCCCGGCCAGACCCTTAGCCAGGACAAAGCGCGCCTGCTTCTCAGTCAGGCGTTGAAAGGTCGGCATTTTGGAGAAGTCGACGCGGGCTGGGAAATTCATTGGATCGGCCCCCGGTCTTCGAAGGTGCGGGCGAGCTTTTCCCGGGTGGCGCGGTAGTGGCGGGCGTCGCGGACGTTCGCGGGGATGGCGAGATATTTCACAGCGTCGGCCAAGGAAGTGACCGCGTCGGCGAGGCGCACGATGGCGTTTATGACGGTCATCCCCTACGCCCCCGGGCGGCGAAGGTGGCGGCGCGGCGCACGCGCAGGGATGGCGCGACGAGGGCGACAGAGCCTTGGGCCCGGTCGACGCAGCGTCTGACAATGTCGTCTAGGGAATAGATCGCGCCATGCAGCCCGCCCAGAAGGCCGGCCCGGTTGCTCTTGGCGAAGATCGGGAGGCCCGGCCCTGGGGGCTCGTCACCGAAGCACACCGCATAGGCGCGGGAGAATAGGCGCTCAGCCTCGGCGAAGTCGGCGAGTGCGGCGCGGTAGTCTTCCAGTCGTTCGTCGGCCGGTACGGCCATAGGGTCTCAAGTCCTGGTCTATCCTCCTTTCGGTTACCCGGTATCGGACCGCTGGTGATGGTACTGCGCTTCGCTTTCGGCAAAGCCAGCCACGAAGCTAGCAGCTTCGCCCCCCAATGTCAACCTCCCGACTGGCCGGCCAGTTCAAAGCTATAGGCTAAGTATTTCTCTAATTCCGCCGCGCTAGAGGAAGCTTAGGAATATCAATACGTGCGCGCGCGTTCCGGGGCCCGGGCGGGTATACACCCCCGGTCTGTTGACTACCCAGCAACCAGGGCTGCAAGTGTTCAATGGACCATCGAAGGCAGGCGATATTGACCTGCAATAGGGAGGGATAGCAGTATATTAAGCATACATAACTCTTGCATACTTGAGAAATGGCGCCTAACGGGCCGTTGCATCGCTTCATCCGCCCGGATGACGCATCGACAACGGAGGGCGAAATGGCCCGAACCATCGAGACCAAGTACCTGGGACCCACGAACCATCGGGGCTCACGCATCATGGCCAGCACGGCCAGCGGCAAGCGCCTGGTGGATAGCTGGGACCATGCCAGCGACCAGGGCGACAACCACAAGCGGGTGGCCCAGCTTCTAGCCGTGCGCATGGGCTGGGATGCTCAGCGCTGGATCGGCGGCGAGACCCGGCGCGGCTATGTCTGGGTGCAGCCATGAGCGGCCAAGCCAAATACGTGGCCTATCTGAGGACTAGCACCACCGATCAGGCTCTAGGGATTGAAGCCCAGCGGTCGACGGTTGCGGCTTATGTGGCGTCTCATGGTGGCCGCCTGGTCGGATCATTCGAGGAGCACGAAAGCGGGGCCAAGAGTGATCGGCCTCAGCTTGCCGCGGCGTTGGCCCATGCGGAGGCGCGAGGCGCAACGCTGCTAGTGGCCAAGCTCGATAGGCTGTCCCGCGACGTCGAGTTCCTGGCCAAGCTCCTCAAGGGTGATGTGCCCCTGGCCTTCTGTGACCTTCCCAACGCTGACCGGCTCATGATCACGGTGATGTCTGGCGTCGCACAGTGGGAGCGGGAGCGTATCTCGACGCGCACCCGAGAGGCGCTGGCGGCCAAGAAAGCCACGGGCTACGCAGATGGCCGTCGACCAGGCAACCCGGCTGGAGCGGCTGCATTTGGGCAGGAGGGGCGCAAGCGTGGCCAGGCGGCGGGCGTGGCCGCGGTTCAGGACAACGCCAGGGCCTTTGCTGACCGTATGCGTGGTGACATTGACCGGGCGAAGGCCGGCGGCGCTGTCAGCCTTCGGGAGATCGCCGACGCGTTGAACGCGGATGACGTCGAGGCGCGGCGCGGCGGCCAATGGGATGCTTCCCAGGTCCGGCGGGTGGTCCAAAGGCTGGAGAGCTCCACGGCATAGGCACAAAAAGTGCCCGTTAACATCGTTGAAGGCGGAGGCCCCGAAATGCGGAGGGACAGAAGGCACAAAATGCGCGGGCGGCGATTTGGTTGCGACGCTAACACAAGGGGCGACTTCGCGCGTTGGGAGAGCGGCATCTTGATATTTTCTGCGGATCGGCGGAGGATGCTCTCGACGAAGGACTCTAACGAGACCTTCTGTCGGGTAATAACTGGCGCTCAAATGTCTCCCGGGGAGTCCGGACCTAACCCATCGTGAAGTAACCCATCACCCCAAAGAGCGCTGGGGCGACGGCCGTTCAAAGAAACAGCGTTGTTGCTGGATCAATCGAACGCGCGTCGCCCATGCTTTGACCCGGGACCGACCCTTCCGATTGAAACTGTCCAGCATCACCGCTCCTGCGAGGAGGCGGTTGTGTCGAGGGCGTCGGTGTTAGGACAGGTGGCGTTAGCCACATATTCCCTGCTTGAATTTCGGCACCTCATAGGCGCTGTCAGTCATCAGTTTGTCGGTTGCAACACCTTGCAGTGTGTCGTTTGGCGGGCCTCCCGGTTAGATGACGTGACCGTCTTGGGGATTGCGGGCTGTGCAGCGCTCGCGGCGGCGTTAGTCGGCTCTCTTATCTACAAGGTCTTTGTTTCGGTGGTGAAGCTATGCCGGGCGATGAAGCGCGCTTGGGTGCGGCGGCAAGCAACGATCTCCGCAAGGGCCAAGATGGAGGTTTGAGATACCGGGGAATGCGGCGCTCGCCCGTGTGTAGTTTACGCCCCCCTTTAGGGTGGGGGGCTTACACACACACATTGGGTTCCTGTATGCGGAGGTGTGTAAAACAGTTTTTGGGCTAGCGATCGGATCGCACGAAACCCCTATTTCATAAGGGATTTAGCCTTGTGTACGCTGTTGTGTAGATTGAGCTTCGACTGACACACGGCCGATTTTCCACCGTCTCAGCCGTTTTGGTCGTCTCCCAAGTCGATTGCAGCCGCCTCGCCGACGTCGGGCAGCCGGAATTGCAGCGGGTCCAGCCGGTCGCCATTGCGGTCCTTAGCGACATAAATTTCCAGCGCCGCGGGCTCTTGGTCCTCGCCTTCCTTGGCCTTCGGTGTACGGGCGAATTTATAGATCAGGTTGGTTCGGATGCTGTTGAGTTCCTCAGCCTCGCGCGCCGCGGTCGGGCGGACATAGGTGTCTCCCGCGTCCTCCGCCTCGCTGACCCGGGCCGCCTCTCGGTGACTGAATATCTCCGTGACCAGCATTGGAACCGATACCGTCCCAACCTGGCCGGCGTCGGCCAGCGATATGAGCGCGGACCCAACCTCACTCCGGGCCTTCATGCCTGGCGTGATCCGGCCGCGACGCTGGGCGGCTTCCTTGGCGTCGATGCGCCGGGCAACGCCTACGCCGTTCAAGCCCTCGTCGACACTGAAGGCTTGGCTATAGCGGCTCCGGCCGCCCCGCATCTTGTCGACGAAGACGGACGACACGCGCGCGACCTTGTTCGCCGTGAGCAATAGGAAGAAATCCGAATTGCCATGGAACGCCGACGAGCCCCGGCCGCCTTTGGTTACGTCTTTGCCGGTGTGGTGGGCGAGAAGAACCGTTGCCTTAAACGCCCGCGCAATGACGCCCACGGGCCCGTTGCTGGTCAGCATGGCCCCCGTTTCGGCGCTGTCCTCGTTCAGCCCGGCCATGGCGGCGGCCAGGGTGTCGATGATCACGATGTCGGGGTGGTGGCCGCGGTAGAGCTTCACGAAGCCCCGGACCAACGCCTCATTGGACATGAGCGGGACGCCCTCAACGGTCAGCCATCGGCCGGTTGCGTCGAGCGCCTCCAGGGTCACGCCACGGGCGGCGCACGCAGCCGGAAGCTGTTGGCCCATGATGTCGTCAGCGCCTTCACCAGCGCAAAACAGGATGCGGGCTTGCCGGTCCAGGCAGGCCGCTAGGCCAAGGGTGGTCTCAATAGTCGACTTGCCGTCATGGCTCGGCGCGACCAACAGGCCCACGCGGCCGGCGGAACCTCCCTTGGGTAACAGCTTGCCTTCGTCCCAAAACTCCAAGGGCGGGCGCGTAGAGCCCTGCAACGGGCTGTAGGCGGGCAGGAGCCGGCGGGCGAGTTCCACGTCCGGGTCATTGGCCGCCCCATCCTGGCCTGGCGCTGCACCATCGTCATTGGCCGCTCCATCCTGGCCTGGCGAGACATAGTCGGCGAAACGGTCAACCGGGTCGCCATCGACGCCCCACGCGCCCGGCTCGTTCTGAGCGTATGACCATACGTTCTCGACTTTGCGGGCGATGAAGGCTTCAAATCGGTCGTCTTGCGGTGTGCAATCATAATGGGAGAGCATGAGATCGACGGAAGCCTCCGCAGAGACCCCTAGGTCCCTCAGCTTCGCCGCGACCTCATAGGTGCGGGCGTCGGCCCCGTCTCCCTGGACAACCGGCTGTAGCCCCTTCAGGAACCGCTCGGCGCGCCGTAGGTTGACGGGGAGGTCCAGGTCTTCGACCGCAGCCTTGTGCTCAGACTTAGACGCCCCGAGCGTCGGCGCGATCCAGACCGGGACGGTGGTCGGTTCAACGTCCCGGATCGCCGAATAAGAGCCGTCCTCGGTGGAGCCCTCCCAGACGATGTAGCCGCCGACGCCGCGGGTATCGAGCTTGGGCCCGAGCTTTTGGACCGACGACAGGATTGAGCCCCGATAGATCAAATGCCGGCCACCCCTCGGTGTGCGGTGCTCGCGCGTCGCGGGGGCAATGCCGTGCTCACCCTGGAGCTTGGCCCATGACGCCTCTCCGATCTCGCCGCCGTCGAGGTCAATCACGGCCAAGCCGCTGGCCTCACAGTCACAGCCCAGATTGTAGCCGGCGGCGCGCCAAGCTTCGATTTGGGTCGGGTCAGAGGTGGCGTGTTTTCTCCAGTCACCGCTCAATGCTGGCGTCTTGGTCCCGGCGATTATGGGGAAGAGTTTGAGGGGCTGCGTTGGGGCCGGAGCGTCGTCGAAGCGGTCCTCGCCTTGAAAATCGCGCGGTACTATGTTACCTTGCATGTACTGGTCCTCTGACTTCCGGCGGGTGCCTTAATTCCCCCGGGCGTGTGGTGAGTGGGTCGTTTGATGAATGAGCGCGCCGTCCCGTGATCGTCCTCCGGGGCGGCGTTTCGCTGTCTGGCGTCACGCCAGCGCCGCCTTCGTGCGCCGATAGTCGTGCTGATACCGAAGGTAGCCTTCGCGTTTCGGCAGGAGCCGCGCCTTCGCCGCTTCGATGTCGGCGGCGGTGATGATCCGACCGACCAGCGTTTCCAAGGCGGCCAACGGCACGCGAGCGCGACCGGCAAAGCCGGATAGTACGGGGATCGCGCCAGCCTTTACCTCTCGATAGGCGGCTTGGCGGTCCATACCCAGAAGCGCGCCGGCCAAGTCGATTGGCACGGTGAGCGGGGGTGGCAGTTTCTCGTCCATTTCAAATTCTCCTTGCGGTCCTCCCGCGTTTCATGTGATCTTTAGTATGATCTTCTCCACCTAAATATCAACCTACTTTTTCACCTAACGGAAAACGAGCCACACATGGCAAAGGAACCGCTCACCCCGTTTCAGGTCCGCTTCGCGCCTAAGACGCTGGAACGATTGAAGAATGCAGCGGAAGCGAACGGCTCCAGCATTCATGCCGAAATCATCGGTCGGCTGGAGCAATCCCTGGCCAACGACCAGGTAAAGCCGGGGTCCGCGGGAGCGCTTAAGCTCGTTTTGGACAGCCTGATCGACAACTTTTCATGGATGACGGAAGGCAGCGCCGAGAGTGAGGAGCACACCCACCTGGTGCTCAACATTCTGAAGGCCAGCACCGTATCCTTGCTCGACCGCCTCGGGGCTGTTCAGGACGTGTCGGACGACATCCGCGCCATGGGTGGCCACGCGGCGAATAGCGTCTGGGCGCGGCTACAGAGCGGGGATGACACCCCGCTAGGTCAGGCAGGCATCGCCCTGGGGGTCCCGGGTAGGGAGGCCAAGCCATGAAGGTTCGCCAGCGCCGCCCACGCGACGCGGGGTCTGTCGTCATCAGGACACGGGCGGACGGCTCCGAAGCCTTCATGTTGAAGTGGAAGGGCTACACCCGCACGGTTGCCGTGACCTCCAAGAGCGAGGCGCTAAAGTTCCTTCCCGCCTTCGTGGCCGAAGCTCAGAGCGGAGCCATCGAACAGGAGCGGGCCTCAGCCGCGGCGCGGAACGCCCAGCCGACCCTAGACCAGTGGTCAGAGACTTTCCTGGCCCAGCATGTCAGCCAGAGCCCCGACCGGCTCAGCACGCGCCTGACCTATCAGAAGGCGTTCCGGTTCTGGATATTGCCGGCGCTCGGTAGCCTCCGACTGCATGAAATCACGGCCCCCATGGTTCGCGACGCCATACAGGCTCAGTTTCATGCTGGCCGGTCTGTCGCCACTCTCAAGCTGGTCCTGGCCGTCCTGCGGCGCGCCTTTCAGGCCGCCGTGGAAGACGGTGTGATCCAAGCAAACCCAGTCCCGACATTCGCCAAGCTAAGGCTCGGGCAGGGGGTCGATACGGCTGAGGTCGCCCGGCGGTCGGCCCTCAGTCAGGCAAAGGTCAGCGCACTCCTGGCCGCTTGCTCAGACCCTTCGCTGCGGCTGTTCGTCGCAGTCCTCGCCAGTTGTGGGCTGCGGCCAGGGGAGTGCGTCGGGCTTCGGTGGCGCGACGTCGACACAGAGAACAGCGTCATTCATGTTCGGGGGTCAGCGAAGCGGGCCTATCCCGCGCCGGGCTTGCCGTTGCGGGTCTGGATCGGCGCGACCAAGACTAAAAGCTCGGTTCGCGATGTCGCCATCGGCCCGGCCCTCAGCGCCCTACTCGACGCCGAGCGGGAGCGACAGGAAGCCATGCAGCGCATGTTGCTAGGGCATGACGCCAAGGTCCGCGAGATCGTTTCCTTGCTCCCTGGCGACGCCTGCGTCTTTCCGTCCAACGTGGCGTCGGCGGAGGGTCTGACTGTGCCGGTCGACCCTTACCTCATGGCTCGCCGCTTCGGCCGGGTCGCGGCGCAAGCCGGTGTGAAGGCGACGCCCCATGCCCTGCGGCACACCAGCATTTCGCACGCCATTGAAGGTGGCCTGAGCCTTGCCGATACGGCGGCGCGGGCGGGCCACGGCTCTGTGATGACGACTGCCCGAACCTATGTTCATGCGGTCAACGAAAGCCAACGCAAGGCCGCCCTAATCGGCGATGGTCTGTTGGGCGCGGCAGAACGTCCTAGGAACCGGAAGCGGAAAAAACCCGACCACAAGTGACACGTCGAGTGACATGGCCCCATTTGGCCTGCCGCGTGCGACCCTGTAGGGCCACGCAATCCCTTACCACATAACGATTTCGTTCAACGGAACATTTCGGGAAACGGCGCATGGGGAGGTAAGAGGCGTTTACCTCACAGACGGAATCAATCGCCGTCGGGCGGAAATTTGCGTCTTTATCGCCAGGCCCCCGGCGCGCTAACCTGGGGCGTCATGGAAGAAGAGAGATTCATCGGCGGCTGGACGCGTTCCAAGCTCGCCGCGCGCACGGCGCAGGAGCGCTACGCGATCTGGAAACGGGCCCGCACGCTGAAAACCGCGGACGGCAACCAGCTGGCCCGCGAGATCGAGCGGCTGGGCCTTCCTTACGCCGAGCCTGGGCTGTTGGCCGAGGACGACCCGCTTCGCGAGGCGATGGCCAACATCATGGCCACCAAGGAGGCGCGCTCGGCCTGTATCGAGGCGACGCTCGACGGCCTGCCGGCCGTGGCGGGGGCCGACGCCCTGTTCCACGAGGCGCTCGGCGTCAGCTATCGCCATAACGACGTGGCGATCGCCACCGCCCAGGCCATGACCGCCCAGCTGATGAGCGAGTTGGGCTATGTCGAAGCCGGGACCAAGGACCTGCCCAACCGCTACGTCGCCCGCAGCGGCGTCTACTGGAAGCGGAAATAGCCGCGCCAGCCAAGGCTCGGCGCCCGTGAAAGGTCTCTTAAACCCAATGGTTTAGACTGTGCGTGTCTGAAGGACTCGCATGACCTCGACCAGATCAAATTGGCCGGACGCGTCGCTGACACTGGACGCCCTGCCCATGGCCGCGGCCCTGGTGGACGGCGACCGTCGCCTGTTGCGGACGAACAAGGCGTTGCGGCGGCTGTTGGGTCGGCGCAGCTCAGCCGCCGGCGGCGACCTGACCGCCTTGCTGACCAAGGCCGGCGGCCAGGCGGTCGATGAAACCACCTTCCGCTTCGAGCGCGAAACGGCCCCCCTCTTTCTGCGGCTCGATATCCAAAAGCACGCCGGTGCGTCGCTGGCGCTGCTCGTCGATGTCAGCGCCGAGTGCGCGGCGCTGCAAGCCCTTCGCGCCGTCCAACAGACCCACAGCCAGCTGATGCACGACGCCGAGGTCGGCACATGGCGCTACGACCCGGACACGGACAGCTATCGATTTTCCAGCGAACTCTCGCTCGGCTACGAGGAGTCCGACGATCCCGTGCCCAGCACGCTGCTGGCCACCCTTCAGCACCCCGACGACGTGAAGATGGATGCCGACATCCGCGAGCGCATCAGCCGCGAGGGCGGCAAGGCCGAGAGCGAGATGCGCTACCGCACCGCCGCCGGCGGCTGGACCCACTTGCACGTGCATTATCGCTCCGGCCGCCTCCTCCCGTCGGGCCGTTACGAGATGCTGGGCCTTAGCCAGAGCGTGACCTCGCTGGCCCATTCGCGCGACGCGGCCAACGCCAACGCCCAGCGCCTGCGGCTCGCCCTGCAGGCGGTGCGGGCCGGGGTGTTCGAATACGACTACGCGCAGAGCAGCTTCTGGTTCTCGCCTGAACTGGAATCCATGATCGGCGCGAATGTCATGGCCGCCAGGGGTCCCGATCCGCTGATCATCCTCCATCCTGACGACCGGCCTCTGGCCATGGCTGTCGCGCGGGGCGCGGGCCGCGGCGGCCCTGAGTCAGCCGACGCTCGGATGCTCGGTCCCGACGGCGAGAAATGGATTCGATTTTACTATGAGGTCGAGCTCGACGGCGCCGGTCGCCCGTCGCGCGGTGTTGGCCTGATGCTCGATATCGACGCCGAAAAGCGGCAGGGCCTGGCCCTGACCGAGGCGCGGCAGGCGGCGGAGACGGCCACGGCGGCCAAGTCCACCTTCCTGGCCGCGGTCAGCCACGAAATCCGCACGCCGATGAACGGCATCGTCGGCGTCTTGAACCTTCTTGGCCGGGAGGCCCTGAGTGGCGAAGCCCGCGAACTGCTGCGCGAAGCGGTGGGCTGCAGCGAAATGCTGTCGCAGCTGATCAACGACGTGCTCGACTTCTCCAAGATGGAGGCCGGCAAGCTCGAGCTTTTGCCCTCGGCGACCGAGCCGGTCGACGTCACCCAGGGCGTTCTCAGCCTGTTGCGCGCTCAGGCCGAGGACAAGGGCCTCTATCTGCGGGGCCCGAGCCAACCCATGGACTATGCCGAGCTGGATTCGGTTCGCCTGCGCCAATGCCTGTTCAACGTGGTCGGCAATGCCCTCAAGTTCACCGAGCGCGGCGGGGTCGAGGTGCGGCTGGCCTATCTGGCCGAGGGCGACGCCAGGCGGCTGCGCTGCGAGGTCGAGGACACCGGCATCGGCGTGCCGCAAGCCGCGCGCGCCATCCTGTTCGACCGCTTCGAGCAGGCCGATCAGGGCGCCACACGTCGGTTTGGCGGCACGGGGCTGGGCCTGGCCATTTCGCGCGGCCTGGCGCGGATGATGGGCGGCGAAATGGATTTTACCAGCCAGGAAGGCCGCGGCTCGACCTTCTGGTTCGAGGTCTCGGCGCCGCATGCCGAGGCCGCGACGGCGCCGGTCAGGGACGTCTTTGCCGAGGCGCCGCTGAGCGGCCTGCGCGCCCTGGTGGTCGACGACAACGCCACCAATCGTCTGGTGGGCGTCAAATCGCTGGAAGCCCTTGGCGCCGCTGCCGAGGCGGCCGAGGGCGGCGAGGCGGCGATCGCCGCGGTGCTGGCCCGGGAATTCGACATCATCCTGATGGACGTCAACATGCCGGGCATGGACGGGCTGGAGGCCACCCGCCGCATCCGCGCGCTCGCCTCGCCGGCGGCACAGATCCCGATCGTCGCCCTGACCGCCGACGTGATGAACCATCACTGGCTGGCCTATCAGGCGGCCGGCATGGACGGCCTGGTGCCGAAGCCCTTCTCGCCGACGGCCCTGGTCAGCGAAATCATGCGTCTGGCGGAAGCGCCGCTCGAAGAGGCCGCCGCCGGCTAGGCGTATCACCACTGATTGTTGTGGGTTAGGCTGGCTCTCGAAATCGGAGAGACGCCATGAACGTTCACAAATTCCGGATCGGTCTGATCCTTACCGGTATGGCCGCCCTGGCCCTCTCGGCCGTCGCCGCGCTGGCGCAAGGCTCCGGTCCGTCGAACGACGCCAGTACGGCCATGCCGATGTCTGGAGCGCCCGCTGATGACAGCGCGGCCGGCGCGAGCGCCGCCGCCCAATCATCGCAGACGCCGCCGCCGGCCCAGCCCGGGCCTGACGGCGTCGTCCACGTCACCAACGGCCCGGTGCCGGACACGCCCGCCAGCCGCGCCGCCAATGGCGCGCCGATGAGCAATGCCGGCCAGCATACGGCGCCGGCGGGCAACTAGCCCGCCAGCACGTCCTTCGGATCGGCCTCGTGGAGCAGGGGCTGGCCCGTCAGGTAACGGTCCAGGTTGTCGAGGAACAGCATCTCGCCGCGCGGGCCGAGCCCATCGCCGATAGCCGAGGCGTGGCCGGTCAGCGTCACCCGGGGGTGATCCCAGAAGCGGCTATCGGCCGGCAACGGCTCGTCGTGGAAGACGTCCAGCAGGGCGTGTTCGGGCTTGCCCGCATCGAGCGCGGCGAGCAGGGCCGGCTCATCGACCAGGTCGCCACGGCCGATATTGACCAGCATCGAGCCGGGCTTCATCGCGGCCAGGAAGTCGGCGTCGACCATCCCGGCGGTGGCGGGGCTGAGCGGAACCAGCAACACGACCACATCGGCCTGGGGTAATAGCGACTTGACCTGATCCGGCGTCGCCATGGCCTGGGCCAAGGGGTGCGGGCCCGGCGTGCGACGAATGCCGGTGACGCGGGCCCCGAACGCAGAGGCGCGAACGGCGACCGCCTG